TTAAGTTCGTTAATTACTATTATATTAGTATTTATGTAAAAAAAAGAGGACCTTTTTTAAGGGCCCTCTTGAATTTAAGATCTTGAAATATCACTCTAACGGCGGTGATTTATTCAATTAAAACAAACACTCATTACATGTACCGATCCAACTGTTATTTATGATCGATATAATTGGTATTGACAAATATTTTAAAAAGATATATAATAATGACTTAAACCCAAATTTAGGACAGTAAAAGGATATTTAATACGTTAAAATGTGGGATTTATATACAGATCACTGCTAACATATATAAAAATATCGTTTTTCTATACATATCAAAAAAACGTGTATATGAGCAAAATACAATCACTTGAAGGTTTGAGTAGTTCAAGATTCGATACGCCAGCAATCTTGAAAAAATAGACAAAATCATTCAAAATGATTACAAACAATGCTATTGTGGTAAATTGAGTAAGCCAAATAGTAAATGGTGTTCTTCTTATTGTAAAGATCAATCAGATGAAATTAAAACTAAAATATCTGTAAAAAATACTTTAAATGCAAAAGAAAGAATGGATAAAACAAAAAAAACTGTATTTGAACGCTATGGTGTATCACACGTACAGCAAGTTCAACATGTAAAACAAAAATCAATTGATTCTAAGTATGCATATTATGATAGATTATCAAGAGAAACTTTTAGTAAATACGGTTTAGATTACGATAAATTTAACGATCCAGAATTTATAAAAAAAATATGCAAAGAAACATCTATTACTAGATTAAGTATATTACACTTCAATGGAATGCCACTAATGACAGTATTTAGATTTATCTATAAAACATGCCCAGATATTGAGTTACAAAAATATACTAGTGGTGGGGAACATGAATTATCACAATTCATCAAATCCTTACATTTTGAGGTTATCGATAACGATAGAACTGAAATATATCCTTACGAAATAGACGTATATGTCCCTTCCAAAAAAATAGGATTCGAATTTAATGGATTATATTATCACAAAAATGATAAAAATGAACATTACCAAAAAACACAATTATGTAATAAAAAAGGTTTATTTTTAATTCAAATATTTGAAGATGAATGGGCATATAAAAATGATATTGTAAAATCGATCATCAAATCAAAATTGCAATTAAATAAAACAATACCTGCAAGAAAAACAAAGTTCAAGGAAGTTCCTTCGTCCGATGCTAGAATGTTTTTAGATAACAATCATATCCAAGGAGCAATAAACGGAAAACATTATGGATTATATCTTGATGGTGTATTGTATTCTATCATGTCGATAGGTAAATGTAGATATTATGATGGTACTGAAATATTGAGGTATTGTAGTTTAATTGATTATAATATTGTTGGTGGTTTTTCCAAATTACTAAAAAATATTAAAATTACAACCGGTGTTCAACAATTATACACATTTGCAGATTTAAGATTTTCGAATGGTAATACTTATGAAAAATATGGAAAGTATATTAAAACAACACAACCAAATTATTGTTGGTATCATACTAAAAGTTTAAAAAGAATCAGTAGGTATCAATCCCAAAAACATAAACTACCAAAATTACTTGGTGAAAAGTTTGATTTTAATAAAACAGAAAATCAAAATATGATCGATTCTGGATATGAAAAAATTTATGATTGTGGTAATAAATTATATGTTGTTTAAAAAAAAACAGGAACCGAAGTTCCTGTTTTAGTATTCCTCTTAATTGGGAATTTCTTCAATTAAAACAAAAGCTTACATTAAATTTTTCACTCCGAACAGTCTGTAGTAAACATTGGCTTGTTTGGTCAATGCACCATTACCGGCAGTAATACCACCAGCAAATGGGTTAGCAACCATTCCGTATCTTGTCTTGAAACCAATCTTGGGTTGGAATGTGTATTGATCAACAGCACGAACCATTTGCAGAGGAACGTAAGGGCAATAGAACAGACCAGCATCATAAGGAGAAGAACCCTTATAACCAACGGTAACTAGTTCTTGGTTAGCCGTGTATCCACCAAAGTACGGATCAATGTAAACCTTGATACGACCATGGAGCATACCAGCAAAAGTATTGCCAGTATCGTCAACTTGCAGATCAGATTGCAAAGCAGGCGTGTATTGTAGAACACCAGCCATAGCCATAGCGGAAGCAACGTCTGAAGAAACAATCAGAACGTTCCCTTTGCCACGACGGGTTTGCTTGGCAATAACGTTTGCATCACGTTCAATTTGGAAAATCAAACCTTTAAAGCGTTCAACTGACCAACGACCGTTTGAATCTGTATCCAAGTCAAAGTAACCAGGAGTTACTGTACCGTATTGAGCACCAGGAACTGCACAGGTATAAATGGTACGGATAACTTCGCGGTTAATTTCAGCCAAGATTTCTGTAGACAGAATGTTGCTCAATTCTGTTTCAGCATCCAGACCATGAATGGCTTTCAAATCTTGAGCCAATTCAAGCGAGTATTCAGCTTTCAGAGCACGGGATTGTGCAGTAACAGTAACTTTTTCAATCGAGAAAGCCATTTGTTGGAACACGTTAGCGCCTGTACCGTAACCATCAGCACCCATAAATTCAGCAGATGCAGTAGGCAAACCAGTACCAGTAGTTGTAGTACCAGCCTGGAAGTTATTAGCAGTATCAGTTGCATTAGAACCGCCCCAACCGTAGGGATTTAATGTACTAGAAGCAGCGCCAGAGAAAATGGTATTAGCTTCGTTGTAGAAGGCTTCTGGATTACCTGTACCTTGACCTGTGTAACGGGCGCGCATGGCAAAAATCAAGCCAGTAGGACCAGTCATAGGTTGAACGCCAGCAACATCATAAGCGATCAAATTAGGTAAAGCACGGCGAACCAAAGAGATCAAGATTGGATCAAAGTTTTGAACACCACCGGTAACGTTGGTAGGACCAGTGTCACCAGGAGATTCGTTCAAAGCCTGACGATCTTGAGCCATTGCTTTTTGTTGATTTTCCAAAACCAGAGTCGTAACTGCTCTCTTATATGGGTCTTTGATGGCTTCGAGTTCTGGATGTTCCAGAACGGGTTGCCATTTCTTTTGTAGTTCTTCGGTTAAATACATGTGTTTCTCCTTGTTGTATTACTTGGTATTATTTTACCAGGGTTTGTGAAATTGATTTAACATATTGTTCCATCATAGGATCAGCAGATTTTGAAATCTTCTTTTCTTCTTCAATATCTACTTCTTCATCCAAAGCAGAGTTATTTGCATATACAACACCAGATTTGAAATAAGATTCTTTCAAAGTTTCTAGTTTGTCAGCAAATTCTTCACCAGTGGTAAATTCGACATTCTCTGCGAGTGACTTCATTTTTTCCACTTGTGTCTGCGTTAGGCCTTCACATACTGTATAGATGGCCTCCATTTTCTTTTGTTCATTAACTTCTTTTGAAAGTTCAACGCCACGATTAATTTCTTCGTTAAGAGCGTCTTCCAGTTCTTCAACCTTAGCAGACAGTTCTTCAACGACATCAACCTTATCGGCAGGAATATCGATATAATGTTCAACAAACAAATCACGGAGTCCAGAGATGAAATCTTCAACAACTTCAGCACGGAGACCTTTTTCAATAGCAATTTGATTTTCTGCAATCCATTCAGAAGTCATGTAATTCAGATAATCGTCAACTTTAGTAGCCATTTCTTCTTTAATTTGTTCCAAAGCGGCATCAAATTCTTCAGTGAGATGGGATTCTACTTCAGCGGCAACAGCTTCTACACGCGAAAGAACGGCAGCTTCAAAAATCGTTGTTGCTTTTTGTTTAAATTCTTCAGAAAGATTTTCACCTTCCAACAAAGCATCAACATCAGAGGACATGTCGATAGATTCGTAAGATTGGAATGTTGCACCAGGATTTGCTTTCATTGTTTGATTAGCCAGTTTACCAGCAATACGATCACGAATAGCTTCGTATGATGTGGCATCGGCTTGGGTGGATACTCTCAAATCAGAACGACCCATTGTTTCTTGGGGTTGACCTTTGGGAGAAGTGTATCCTACGCCATCTTTTTCAGAACCGACAGGAGGAGTTGCTCCAGGAGGTGTGGCCGTGGGTGTACCTTTCAAGTAATCAGGTAAAGTATCATCTTCCTTTTCAGGCGAATGACCTACCAAACCAGCATCTTTTTCGCCATAGGCAACAGATGCATTAAGTTTATCTGAACCAACTTCAGGCTTAGAACCTGTGCTACCACGTTGTCCGCGTTTAGCTGCAATGTTTGCATCAAATGTTTCTTTTGATCCTTCGCTCAAAATTTCTTTAGCAGCGTCAGACAGTTTGTAATTTGCCATTTTTAAAATCTCCTTGATTTTATATAGTTATTTATATATTAATGTTTTTTAGCGTAAGCCGCAAAGCATTCCTTCGGTTTTATATTCTTTTAATGTAATTTTCAAAAATTCTTAAAGCTACGGATTCTATATCTTTTTGTGAAGTTTTGCGAATTTCTTTTTTTGCTTGTTCCACAAATTGTTGTTTCCATATACCATTTTCTAGAATCCAATCACATTCTTCCATAATTCCCTGTACAAAAGCACCTGGTGCGGAAGGATCTGCTACAATATCGGCCGCTGTGGCTAACATAAAATCGTCTTGAACAATATTAACACCGTTAACATTTTTCAAAGAACCCATACCTCTTGAGGAAACACCTAATTGAGCACCGCCCTCAATAAGATTTCTGGCAATGTTACCCATAGGTGTATCAAGAATTTTTGCTTTCCCAATCCATTGTGAACCGTCCTCATATAATCCTACAATCATGTGCGATACACGATCAAGATTAATTGTGGGAGTATCTGGGTGACCCAATTCTCCAAAAGCACGGTTCTTATCAACATATTCGTCTGTGTACCGTCGTACTTCTTTGGCCATAGTTTCTTTAAGATATTTACGACCATTACGATTAACTTTTTCCGCAACCAAAAAAGGACCTTGAATAAACAATGTCTTTTTACCATCTTCGGTTGATTCTTCGATATATTGTACCGATTCTGTAATTTCTTTAATTAATTTCATTCTTATATCCCCATTGCTCTACGGCGTCTTAATGACATTCTTCTTTTTCTTAATGTTACTTGCAACTTGGCCCGACGTTTAAATCTTGAACGTCTTGATGATATTTTCCGATGCATCCTTTCTGTAGATGACATCCTGGTTAATTTACCACCACGAACAGTAAAACCTTTAATTGCCGAAAATAATCTATTTCTTTGAATCTTTCCTCTTCGGATCCTAACGCGGATCTTTTTTTCTCTACCCATTTTTATAGTAGTTGATCGTCTTACTGTTGCTTTTGAACCACTACCTTTATATCTATTTTGACCATATGGTGTAGATAACATAGAAGATGATTCGTCCAATTCATCACCATCAATAAAATCCACATCCACACCAACATCTTCATATAAATCAGCAGTAATCCGCATTTTAACTTGAATGAGTTTTTCCTCAATCAAATTTTTTATTCTTTCCTCTATAATGTTCCTAGCTTCTACGACATTATTGGACAGTAGATTAGAAACAAAATCTCTCATTAAGGTTTCAACGAATATGGACCATAGTTAAACGCTGCTGGATCGTTCATGTATCCGCGTTGATACATAGCATTATTTTTACGCACTGTTACAATTAAAGTATAAGAACAATTAGCCGTGGCACCTGATGTATATACACCCAGGTCACCTAAAGGAAAATTTACAGAATTGTTTGTAATTGATGGTAATTGTTCACCTAAACCAAATTCACCATCACCATTTAAATGAAATATAGTAGCCGAGTTTGCGTATTGTGCAGCAGCATTTGCCCCACCACCATTCCAAAAAACTTCAACAGAACCTACAGTAGTCGTAGGCATATTAACAAAGTATTTTAATCCTGTTAACTGGAGATCGTAATAAGATAATGCGGTATTGGCAGCACCACCAGAAGAATTAGCAACAAGATATCCATTAGTTGCTACAGCATTAGATAAAGAATTTGCAGCAATCCTAGTATTGTTGGCTTCTTGTCCAGATCCATCAAAAGTGCCTGTTAATTTAATAACGGCATCGGTTTGAGTATCTCTTAGAACTTGATATGTAAATTTATTTGCCATTTTCTATCCTATTTTAAATGTTTCTGAGCAAAAGTTGTTGCTTTTTTGAAATGATATTCTGATTTGCTTATCATTTCATTAAATTTTTGTTTATTATCTTCAGTCAATGCTCCATAAACGGACAATAACATATTTGTTGTATCTTCATTAACATTTGAAACAGAACCATCCAAATGATAAATTGTATTGCTATTTGTAAGTTGTTCAATACCAGAATTAAATTCTTCAGGCATTGAAGCCGACCATTGCATTGATGTATATGGAACTGTTACATATTTATTAACAGCCTTTACGAAATATAAAGCAACTCTTTGACCATTTGGAAACTGTCTAACTGTTATTCTTCTCATCACTAAAACAGCAGGTGGATCAGCCTGATGATGATGATTTTGTTTAGTGTTGTCCTTTGCTGCCAATGTATGCATGTTAGGACCAAAATCGCCTTCAAACAAAGGTTCATCAGTTGCTTTTAATTCCTCAATAACTTCCTCTGATTCTACAATTTTAGGTAGAATTTCTTCAATTCCTGTATTGAGAAAATCAGAGAATTTTTTCATTCAACTTCTTCTTGTTGTCCATTAACTAAACCTTGAGCAACATTTTGTTTCATTGTATCAATATGAGCAGAAACTTTATCATGAATAGAAGCATATAAAGCATCTCTAAAGTTTACTCCATCATCATCCATTGCATAATCTATAAGTTTTCTTGTGTTATCCATCACTTATCTCCTAGGTGGTATATATATATTT